ACAACGGTAAAAAATGGTGGTATAAAACTAGATGTGAGTACTACCTACACCATAGAACTAAGGTTTAAGGATTCAAAAACAAAATTTGAAATAACAGACTTGAATATCACAGCGGATAACGGTGGCAGAGAAGTATTTTTCCAAGGAAGCAAGTGGAAAGGCTACCCTATTTATGATCAAAAAGGAGAGCTCAGACTACCGGATACCAAAGCAGATATCGAAGAACTTTTTAATTCTCAGGTAAACATTCTTAAAGATTATCTACTGCAGCTAAAATCTGAAAAAGACGATTGGTAAAAAATTTCCCATATATTTGTCATGCAGACATACAGTGGAACAATGATTTCTAAAAACCTTTTTATTAATTTAACCTATGGGAGAGAGTACGGGGAAGCCTACTCACTTACAGCGTTCCGCTGTGTGTCTGCAGCTCCCATAGGGGTTTTTAAAAATCATGGTTATGAAAACGGACTACACCCAAGACCTTAGAAACCTTTTAACTACCATGTTCACCCCATCCACACCGGAGGAAGATGGCAGCGTGGCATTTACCCTTCAATATTTGCACGGAGAGGTAACCAATATCCTCCCTATTAAATGGGTAGACGAAGCAGATGTTTACGACATGCTTACAGAATTAGGCTTTAAACCATTTCAGGAAAAGACTGAAACCACAATAGTGGAGAACAACAAGAAAAAAACCTTGATGTTTTATTCGCTCAAGTACTTTCTTAAAAGGAATCAATAATTTAAACGCCCTCCACTCCGGAGGGTTTTTTATTGTCCTTTTTTCCCAGACCAACAATTATGACATTGCGGCAAACATTAAGGCATGCAGGTCAACATTACCATACCAAAGAACTGGAACGAACTCACCCCGGTACAACTTCAAAACATAGTGTACCAGTTCCATTGCTATCAAGAAATAGTGAAGGACAATGCCGAGGCGGTCGCAACAACCACCACTAAATTATATTTTCAGATATCCAAGGAGCTCCTCCGTGGCAACACTTGGAAAAGTATCCGCATTGCTTTAAAGGAAATACAGCCCAAGGCCTTTGTACCACTTACCAAATTTATATATGAAAGGGTGGACCGCACCAAATTTATCCCTGAGTTCAAAATAAATAAAACGGTCTACTACCCCCCTGCCCAAAGATTAAGGAACGTCACCATTGGCGAGTTCTCATTTGTGGATTCTGTCTACTATAGATGGCGAAAATCCAAAGAGGACATTTGGCTGGACGTCCTTTGCGCTGCTCTATATAGGGAAAAGGCACCCAACTATACGGACATGGACATCCGGAAACCATTTGTAAAACAGGCCGTGGACAACCGTGCAGATGTATTTGCAGCCCTGCCTTTAAAAACAAAGCTTGCCATTGCCTATACTTATGAAGGCTGCCGTAACCATATAGCGGACACCTACCCTTTAATATTCCCGAAACCCATACAGATTGAAGGCCAGGTAACCCCACAACAACAGAAATATGTCAGCTTTGGGGAGATAGTCCTGGACAAAATAGAAGGTGACCCTTCCAAATTCGAGACCACCAACAACGTATTGGCCAATGATTTCCTGAATATCATCACCAATGACATAAGAAACCTTAGAAAACAGCGCAAAAAATGAACATAACCCACAGCATTCTGGTAGCCTATTTTAAATTTTTGGCAGATAACCTCAAGGATATCAATGGTTTTTTCCGAATGGACCTTACAGAAATACAGTCTTCCTTCCGTAGTAAGATAGAATTCCCATCCTTGGTACTGGAAAGCCATGAAGGAGACCTATCCTCCAGCAATGTGCAGTCCACGGTAAACGATCGCACCTTTGCCTTCACCATTTATCTGAAACCTTTAAAGGCGGATTACGATGATCAGAATATAAAACTGTCCTCTGCGGAGACCATTGGCCTAAAGGTAATAGCCCGAATGAAACATGACGCCACCCTGCCAGCCCACTTCCTGTACAACAGGTTCAAGGTAAACACCGTCTCCTATGCCAAGGTGGGTCCCGTATTTAACGAGCAGCTTTACGGGTATAGGTTTGTGGGCAGTATCTACGGTACGGAACCATTGGTGGTGGTGCCTTCGGACTGGGTAGACCTTCCAGAAATTTGTAATTAAAATTTTGTATCTTAGTTTTATGGATTACAACTATCAAGAAAACATGGATTTATTAAAGTCTAAGAACCTATACTTAGAAATGGAATCAGATGTCCCTGATAGCCGTATTTATTCAGTTTATATCAAAGATTATATTGGTCAAATAATAACTGGTCATCCGTCAATAGATTTTTATGCAATTCCTGAGTGGTTAAATGGTATAATTGATATTGTGGAGGATTATAAAAAGCCTTCTTCTTTTGTTATGTGTGGCGGTCGCACCGTAGGTAAAACCCATAGAGTGAATAAAATAATAAACCCACTTAGTTTCGGTGATCATTGTCCTTATAATCATTCACTTCAATTTGACCAAGGCACAATAGTTTCCAGCTCCTTTATCAAAAAAGGATAAAAAATTAACCATATTATATAAAACAAACCTCCATTACCATGGGGGTTTTTTCATGTCCTTTTTACTCCCCACCCCATTTCCTAAATTCAACTCATGAAAAATATTTTTACAATCCTTTTTAGCCTAATGTTCGTATTGAATGTAAGTGCCATTGGTAACGACTCGCCCAATGAGGAAGCAAACAAAGAAGTCACTTTTATAGAACTTGCCAGTCCTGAGGCGGTTGTAGTTTCTAATTTAAATGTTCAACAGGAAATGAAAATAGCAATTGTTATTGGAAGCGGTCATTCAATTTTTGCCCAAGCCGCATTAAATTTAATTGAACAAAGAGCGTCCAGCGAATTAGATGTGCTGTTGGTTCCAAGTTTAGAATCTGTTGAGACTATAAGTATGGAATTAAAAAATCTCGGCATAAAGGTAGAGACATTAAATTCTGAACCTATTTTAAAACATTCGGTTTCTAAATATATATCCCCTCCCCAACATAATTATAGGTGCCGTTAAGCAGACCCGCACACCTAAATTATAAATAAAAAACCTCCATTCTCATGGAGGTTTTTTCATGTCCTTTTTTCCCATCCGCCATATTGCAATCTTGCTGCCATGTCTACGGAAAACATATACTTACAGGATGCCCTTGCGCAAATGAAGACCTTGGACAGGGATGGCAGGGCCGTCCCCTTCAGCATTAAGGTCCGTACCCTGCAACGTTTCTCCAAGACAGGCGGCAAATTACGCCATTGGCCCACCGCCAAACTGGTCATGAAAGAAGAAAACCCCAACGCGGACAGTGTAAGATCGCTTAGAACGGTAGGCAGACCAGCCCCATTGACCCGTAAAGACCCTAACCATTATGACAATAAGACCAGGAATATAAAGGTCCTTCCTCAGGGAGATATCAAAAAAATAAACATCCGTTTCATTATAGAGTTCAACGGTAAAAAAGTAATCTATTAATGGCAAAAATCACCCATCACGGAGACGTGGCATTTGGCCACGGAAGCAAAGCCGCATTTGCCTTTGGCAAGGATACCGTTCCCCATACCATTATAAATCCAGAGGACAGCACCTCTGGTGAGATTGCAAAATGGGGAGATGACAACCAGTACCCCCAAAAATTCATGAAGGCCCTTAACCTTAACGGTGCAGGTGGTGCCGGGTTAAGGGTTTTGAAATCTACCCATTACGGGCAAGGTTTCCATTTATTCAAAGATGAAGTGGCAGACGGCAAACGCAATAAGACCATTGTATCCGTTAAGGATTATCCTGAAATCTATACCTTTTTTAAGCAGTACAAGATAAACAGGTTCTGGACAGAGACCATTGCGGACCTGGAGACCTTCTACATTGGATACCCAGAGTTTATCCTCTCCAAAGATTTCAGTAAAATAGTGAGCATTAGAAGACAGCCTGCCTCCAAATGCCGCTTTCAAAAAATAAACAAGAGCTCTGGCCTAATAGAAAACATATACTTCTGCCACAATTGGCAGTCCTCTACCAATGTGGACAGCGAGTTTGTGCAAAAAATACCTGCAATCGACAGCTACTGGCATGCCGAGCAGATAAAGGAATACTGCAAAAAAAAGAAAATTTACAAATTCATCATGCCAATCTTCTACCCGTTAATGACGGAGACGTATTACCCGGAGGTAGATTGGCACGCAGTATACCACAATGGCTGGATGAACGTTGCCAACTCCATCCCAGAGTATAAGAAGCATCTGTTCGAGAACCAGCTCAATCTAAAATACATGGTCTATATCTCCGAGGAATATTTCCTACGGATGTATAAAAACGAATGGGACGACTACTCCCCTGAAAAGAAGAAGGAACTTCGGGACCAACTCACTGGTGCCATAGATGACCATTTGTCCGGAAACAAGAACGCGGGCAAATCCATACAATCTGTGGTCTATAAGGATATGAACGGGGAATGGGTAAAAGGTATAGAGGTCACCGCCATAGATGACGTTCTAAAAGATGGCTCCTATCTGCCCGAAGCCACCGCCGCCAACTCAGAGATCATGTTTGCCATGGGCGTGGACCCATCCCTTTTGGGCGCGGGCATACCAGGCGGAAAAATGAACTCCGGCTCAGGCTCGGACAAACGCGAGGCCTTCTCCATCCTTACCTCCCTCTTCAAGACCAAACGGGAAATCTCCCTGGAACCTTGGCAACTGCTCAGGGACTATAATGGGTGGGGCCAAGACTTGGAGGCCGACTTCGCAAACACAGTATTAACCACCTTGGATGCAAATCCTACGGGCGTACAAAACGGAATCTAATGGCAGCACTACTTAAAACTTTAGAGGAAGTAAAACAATACGTTTCCATTAATAAGAATGTGGAATGGGAAAGTCTGGAACCGTATGTAAAACAGGCGGACCGCAAATATATAAAGACCCTATTGGGAGATGCCCTTTACACGGCCTATGCCGCAACGGCACCAACAGAGTCCGTTCCCTTAAAAGTATATGAACTGTTCCGGGAAGCATCCGCCAACCTTTCCTGGTTCCTGTACATGCCCTTGGCAAACGTGCAGGTGTCGGACTCCGGTATTTCCGTATCCTCGGGGGAAAATCACAAAGCAGCGGAGTGGTGGCAGATTAGGGACCTAAGGCGCAGCTTTCTGGACGCAGGTTTCTCCGCATTGGACGAGGCGTTAAAACTCATGGAGGCGAACACTGCGGATTTTACAGGATGGGAAACCACCGAAGGCTACACCATTTTTATGGAACTGTTGGTAAAGCGGACGGAAACCTTCAACCGTTGGTTCAACATATCCGGTTCAAGAAAGACATTTTTGGCCCTTCGCCCCTATATGCTGGAGGTGCACCACCAATATTTCACCGCCCGTTTAAATGCGGCCACCTTGGCTACCATCTCTGAAGCCGTATCTACGGATGAAGAATACCAGGTACTAGACCTAATGCAGGCCGCGCAGGTAAACTATACCGTGGCCAAGGCCATTAATAGTGGCATGTTCGATCTTACCGCCCACGGCATCTACCAAAAGCTGGAGGAATTTCCCGGATACCGCGCCAAGACCTTGGACGAGGACCAGATACACCGCATATACCAGGAACGCCTAACGGCTGGCGAGGAATATTATAAAAAGGCGCTGACATTTATAGAGGCCAACCCGGAGCTGTTTACGGACTACGAGACGAGGACGGCAGCTACCTATATAAAACCAAAGAACACCAAAAGCATAGTAGGATTTTAATGTCCTTTTTTTTAGAGCTATAAATACCAATTTTTGATAAAAACAGATTAATGGCAGCCAGCAGACCCAGCACACCTTTAAAGACGAAGACCAATGTAAGGGCCGTGGGCAATCGCTTAAACGAAGCCACCGCGGAGGACTTCAACGAGCTTGGTTCCATACTGGACAACCACGCCACCATACTGGACAACCTAACGGGCGGGGCCACCCAAAATGCATCTTACGGAGTCTTTACCAGTTTAATCCTATTGCAGGCCACCCACCCCACAGCTGTGGAGGGCGGATATGCCGTTATTGATGCAGGAGTTGGTACCGCTGCCCAAATTGCCCTTTGGGATGACACGGACAATATTTGGGTGCTGCAGGAAACAACCGCCACCACCACCACCTCCAAAATAGTCATTGGCGGCACCGTCACCAATGTAAAGGTCACGGATGTGGACGGGGCATTTTATTTAATAGTCAGCGGTACCTATGAAGGTCCCAATGTAGATAAACTGGAGAGCTACTCCGTAAACTCAATATTCAGGGCATTATGATTTGGACAATAATAATGGTAATCGCATTGATCATTAACAGCATCATCATAACCGTGCTGTTGGTAGAGCGGTTAAAACGAAGTAAAAAAATTACCACGGACACCCTAGAAGTAAAGAACATCATAGTACAGGATTTCGAGATCACCATAGAAAACAAAAATTTAAGTCTAAAGCCAAGAAAATGAAAAAGATATTTATACTCTTCCTATTGATCAGTGGCTTTGCCTCTGCCCAGATCATGGTAACTCCGGACGGCCACCCACGTTTCCCAAAGAAAGGAGTGGCAGACACCATTGTGGCCACGGACACCATTCTTATCTCCAAGGTAAAGGGCGAAGTATTTGGAATTTCATATCCAGATTTTATAGATGGTTTGCCCGGTATAGATTGGTCCACTCCTGTAGATTCTGATATTACATTTGATGCAGATGGGACTTATGATATAGGTTCGCCTACAGCTGGTCCTGAAATTATATTTTATAATCAATTATTTGGTTTAAACGGTTCTAATATTTCATTGACTGATAGTACCAATGAATATAGAATAGATCTATTGCCAACTAATGGTAAAATAGCATTGACAGCATATAGGAAGCCAGCTTCCATTTGGCAAATAATAAGTCAATTTGAATACGATTTTGTTGATGGAAGATGGGAGATAGATGATGAGGAAGTGGCTATTGATTCTAATCTAATGCATTTAACTGGTGATGAAAGCGCAATCGGCCAGAAGGATTTTTCAGATGTATTTATGACTGTCCCTAAAGCGGCAGGTATTTATATAGGCGGTGCCACAAGAAGCGAAAACACCAAACGATGGAGACAGGCCAAATCTACAGATGATTTTGTTTTTGCTTTACAAAATGCTGCTAATACAAGTATAACAGGAACATATACCGATTTATATAAATTAAACAGTACTGGAACCCCGGTTAATACAACAGATTTAACACCTAAAGCTTATGTAGATGCAGGTACAATTGGCAATAATCATTTTATAAAGAAAAATATTAGGGTAGCCACCACTGCTAATATCACATTATCAGGAATACAAACTATAGATGGTAATTTACTAACCGAAGGGGAAAGAGTTTTGGTTAAAAATCAAACTGATGCTAAACAGAACGGTATATACTTAGCTAGTTCAGGAAGTTGGACAAGATCCCCAGAAGCTTCGGTTTCTGAAAGTTTAGCTAGAATGTATGTATACGTAACAGCGGGAAACACTATGTATGATAAGTTTTTCCTAACCAGTTTTGATAGGAGTCAATCAGTAGGTGTTGATGATGTTATATTTACTGAAGTTCCATTTAATCCAAGTGGCACCTCAATGTCAGATGAGGAAGTAAAAACAGCCTATGAGAACAATGCCAATACCAACGCCTTTACGGATGCGGAACAAACTAAATTAGGTTATATCACAGTTAGCGGTGATGTTGATTTAGATGCATGGCTTTATGAGATTGCTCTGATATCAGGTAAAATAGGTTCCGATACATTTGGCAGAACTAATGCCACGTCTATAGATGATATTTATGAACAACCTTATGATGATTTTATTTCAGATGGTGCACCGGCTTCTGGAAAATTAGTAATACTACCCAATGCACCACCGATAACAATAGAAACAACTGCAACCTTTGATTTGTCGGAAAAAAAAGTTTATAACGATCAAACAGCGGATGCTGGGACCATTACGGTTTCCGGGCTTGAATCAGCAGTTGAACTTTACATTTACATAGATAGGGCCAGTGCGCCAACTCTAGAAGGAGCGACTTGGGATGAAATGGATGGTACATTGGCATTTGAAGCAAATGTACCAATGATACTTTATGGAGTTGTACACCCTAATAAAACAACTATTAACTATTGTTATGTAAAACTATAATGAGAAATATACTTTATATATTATTACTAGTTTGCTCTATTGGATTTAGTCAAAGTCCTTTAGTTTTAGCAAGTCAACAACAAGCCGTTGATCCTGCAATATACACATTTGCAAACGCTGCCAATCCAACAGAAACAAACGCAACTACTGGCTTTACAAATGAAATAAACGTTTCGCATACCAGTGTTACATCTTCGCCAACACCACAAGATGGGACTTATTGCATATTACAAACGAATACAGGGGCGAACAATACATCAAGTAGAGGGGCAACATCATTCACAACGGACGGTTCATCTACCTATGAGATAAAGGTTTATTTGCAAGAGGTTACTGGTACAAACTGGACAGTTGCATTATTTTCTGGGGATGGTTGGGCTGTAAGTGACACACAGAACGTAACGGCTGTGGGTACTTGGGTAGAATATACCTTAACAGCAGTATCAACCACCACCACGGGAAGTATAAGATTTTCAGGGAGTTCATCGAGTGACAACGGTGATAAAATAGCTATCGATAATATTAGAGTTACAAAGTTATGAGATATTTAATATTCATATTATTATTTCCTTTCTTAATTCAGGCACAGACTATAACATTAACTGATGCCGATATTAAGGCGTTCCCAACAGCAGAAGGTCACGGTGAAAATGCTCCAAGTGCTGGAACTAAAACACCATACTTTCTTACAAGTCTTGGAAATTCTGGTGGCGGCACATTAAGGGATGCCTTTAGTGGTGATAACAGAGTTATTATACCTAGAGTAGCAGGAACTATTGAGTTAAGTAGTGATATAACCACATCATCTAAAAATATACATTTCGCAGGTCAAACTGCTCCAGGTGATGGACTTGCAATTCATGGAGGTGCGTTTGTAATACAAAATGGCTCCGACATTACTATGAGACACCTTAGGTTTAGGGATGGTGATCCTGGAATAGGAAGTGGGCAGGATGCATTACGGTTATTGAATACCGCAAACAGCACATCAATGAACGACTTTATGTTTGATCATGTTTCCATATCATGGGGTGATGATGAAAATCTTGGTATAGGCAGTGGGCCATCTGGAAGCAACAGGGATATAGAAAGATTTACTTTGCAAAATAGTATAGTAAGCGAATGTTTTGAAGGGAATAAAGGCATTTTACTTTATCATAATACCTACGAACTTTCGTTTATTAGAAATTTATTAGCACATCAAAATGAGAGGAACATAAGGGCATCTACTGATACATCTACATTTGAAATGATAAACAATGTTATTTATCATTTTGGAGCAGGAACACAACCAACAACACAAAACACTCATGATATTGTTGGAAATATATATTTAGATGGTCCAGGAACGGCTACAAACGTTATAAAACTAGAAGCATGTACCACTAACTGCGATCCTGATATAACTTCTGGGTCGGGAACTTCTTATCACATATCGGACAATAAATTTAACGGAGGTTCTATTCCTGCTCTAAATTCAAGATACGGACAAGGTACTTCTAGTGGTAGTAGGGTTATGGCAAGTAATTACACCCCTTTGTCTTCATCAGTAGTATTGGATAGCGTTTTAGGAAATGCTGGCGCAAGGGCTAATCTATTAGATGGAAATGATGCTTTAGACCTACATATGTTTGCAGATGTATTAAATGGAAATGCAGGTAGTTATGTAGATTCAGAAAGCCAAACAACTGGACTGCCAACTTTATCTAGCGGCACAGCATATACTGATACGGATAGTGATGGGTTATCAGATGCTTATGAAACCGATAATGGTGGGAGTGTTACCGCATCAACAAGACCAGCAACGGCAGTTATAAGTAATGGAACTACAATAGACCAAAGTGGAGTAACAAGTTACGCATCTTTAGGGTATACTCATTTAGACATATTCCTTGCGGACATGGCAAATGATTGGGATTACTTTGAGGTAGATGGAGCTCCCTCCCCAACCTGTTCTGATGGTATACAAAATGGTGACGAAACAGGTGTTGATTGTGGAGGCAGTTGTTCAGCTTGTCCCGAACCAGAGCCATCAACATATAAAAGAGTAAAAATAAAAGGTAAAGCGTATATCGGTGGAAGCCCTGTGCAGGTTTATATAACGGAGTAATAACTATGGACCACTACTTCACAGCACTGTTAATTTATGCCCTGGCAGGATTAGTAGTGTGGAGTGTGGCCCCATATATAATAGAGAAGTAATGGAAGAAACAAGTTTGTATTTCGGAATAGGATTAAGATTGGCCCTTGGAGTTTTAGGCATTTTGCTATATGCCGGTTGGAAAGTAAGAGAGCATCTTGCCAATTTTAGTTTTTCCATTCTTTGGACAAAGAATAAACCATTTTGGTTATGGTCCATTTCAATGATAATCATATTGCTAACGGTGGTGACCATTTCTCCGGAAGCCGCAACGGCCATAAAGACCATGATAGGTTTGGATATTACCAATGAGCCTACCTCCTTCCTTTCCTTGGGTTGGGCCTTGGCAATGATCAGTAATGGTGCGGTTAAAAAGAAGATTGATCAAAAAAATTAAGACCATGCCCAATACAACACAAAATATAATTTCTGAAATACTGGTTTACCTTCTGGCTTGGGTAAGCACACTATTTGTAACGGATTGGGTTTTAGAGGTTGTTTCCGCTACATGTGTACTGCTTATCGCCAAGATTACGGATCATTATTTAAGAAGTAAGATAATAGCCAAAATAGATCTGTTCAGGGTAAAATGGAGGCTGTTTAAAGAAACCCACAAAAAAGGTAATTAAGTAACAATAAAATTAAAGCAAAAATGAAAAAGATAATATTAGTATTGGCATTATTGTTCGTAGGTTTTGGCTATGCCCAAGACCCAGTGTACAGATTGGAAAGTAAGGGACCGGGCCGCGTCCTCGCAATAACGGACACGGTAAACAATATCCCTAAAAGATACCCGGACATCAACATCTTTGCGGACATAAATGCCGTGGGCAATGTGGAAATATTCCTGGTAGAAAAACCCAAGGTCTATGTCGCCATACAGTTCAATGGCCAAAGGGGCATCCCCTACACCCAATTTATAGATGGTGACAATGCGGACGCCACCTTCGCCAGCGCAGATGCCGTAACCCTTTGGTTCGACACAAATTTTAATCCGCCAGGTGGGTCTGGCTCATCAACCGTAAACGTTAAATCTTATGGGGCTAAGGGTGATGGCACGACAGATGAAACGGCAGCTATATTGGCAGCAAATACATATGCTATAGCCAATAATAAGGTGTTAGTGTTTGAAGAAAAGACATATAAAGTAAACGGAACAATCCCTTTTTATAGAGTTGAGTTTAACGGGGCTGAACTTGTTGGAACTCCAAAATTAACCACATCTTTAGATGGGGCTAGATTATCAAATGTAAAGGTTGATTTTCAGGATGGTGATGTAACAAACTTTATAGAGATAACAACCGATGATATTAAAGATGTAATAATTGACGGGGTTTATATAGAGGGGGTAGAAAGTAGCACATATTTCCAAGGAGTAAAGATACTCGCTGACAATACCGAAAACATACATATTAAAAATGTGGAGTTAAATGATTGTACAGTTCTTAAAAATGGAGTTATAGGCGATACAAACGGCTCAATGAGGGCTGTTTGGGTAAGTGCTGTAAGCAATGTTTCATCGGTAAATCCAACCTTTTCAAATTCATCTATAAGAAACGTAAAATCAATAAATTGTTTTAGTATCGATGAATTGGACGCTGTTGTATTAGAAGATGTGGATACGGTACACATTCAATGCAATCCTAGTTTTATACTCAATTCAATAGTAGATGAAGTATATAATTATGAAGGAGGAAAGAGGGCTTTAAAATTACAATGTTCAGGAATTAAAGCGACTAATATAACCCATTTGGTCTCAAATCCTACTGGCGAAATAGCAACGGCAAATCAATATCAATTTGCAGCGGTTAGTTGTGCGGGTAATAATATAGCAATTGATAATGTTTATTCTAATACTTTTAGATATGCTTTGGAATTTACAGCTGGGGCATCTAATTGTTCGGCTAAAAATATATACCATTTTAACAGCAATACTTTTGCTGTAAATCCTGTGGGTGCGCAAAATCAATTTTATTCATCAATTGTTTTTAGTATCAATGTAAATAATATTACCGTTAGCGATGTTTTTGTAAATCTTACATCTTTAGGGCTTACTTCTTCTACTACCACAAACGGGGCAGTAAGCAAAAAGATTAGAATAAGTAATGTTTATGGCACTGTAGGCGGTGGATTAGCTGCGTTTAGAGACAATACTAGCGAAGCTTCGGCAACGGTGGAGGATGTGGTCTTAGATAATATAAATTTAACGGTTGATAGTTACTTTACGGACACGCCACAAATATATTTTGCAAGTGCAAACAATGTAATTCTAAGAAACTCAAAAATAACCTATACAGGGAGGTATTACGCTTTTGCAAAAAACAAGTTTAAGTTTAGAGTAGAAAATAGCACTATAAACGATGTTTCTGGCACGTCGGCTTCTTCTTTATTTGAAACAGAGGGGTATTTTGAACTTGAAAACGTAAACACTACGGCATTAAAGGGAGTAACGTTTGTTTCTCCAAGTACGGGTGGAATAATAAAAAACATAAAAGGTTCTTCAGTGGCTTCTTCTGTTGGGGTATATCCTAGCGGGGTAAGCAATGTTATAATAGATGGGGTTAGTGGTTTTGCTACATCACTTTATGCTAGGGGAACTACTGTGAATGGGATTCAGTTAGAGAATTATAGCGGAGCGATAAGCTGGTATGTAAATTCATTATCAACATACACAAGCGCACAATTAAAGATTGTAAAATCCAAAAACTACGTACAGGCAGCAGCACCCACAGTGGGAACTTGGGCAAGGGCCGAGATTGTTTTCAATTCAGCACCATCGGCAAGTGGTACGGTTGGATGGGTTTGTGTTACAGCAGGAACGCCAGGAACTTGGAAAGCATTTGGAACAATAGCACCATAAAATGAACATCCACATCAACAAATACAAGATAGCGGTATGACACTAGGACAAACACAGCGGATTTTTACAAGGAACATTGGGTGCCTTATTTTATATGCCTATGAAATGGGGTACGAACTTTCTTTTGGGGAAGCCGAAAGAACCAAGTCCCAGGTACTTTTAAATTATTACGGGTACGATGTAATGTTTAATAAGACAGATGGGATTTATCTAAAAAAGCGAAACCGGACAAGTAAAACGCTGGAAAGTAACCACCTAGAAAGGTTGGCTGTGGATCTCAATGTTTTTAAAGATGGCGTTTGGATATCCAGTTTTGAGGAAACTAAATTTCTTGGGGAGTACTGGGTATCGCTTCATCCCAAGAACCGTTGGGGGGGCGACTTTAATAAGAACGGGGTAAAGGATGGTTTCCTGGACACCCCCCATTATGAGATGCAGCGATGAAAAAAGTAAGTAGTTACACAGATGGTGAAAGAAAAGGATATCATTTTCATTGTGAAGGATGCGGCTCAGCTCATGGAGTTTTTACAGATGGTAAAGGCAGGCCCAATTGGACTTTTAATGGCGATGAAGAAAAACCAACATTTACACCATCTATTTTGGTCAGATGGGTTTCTCTACCAAAAGACATATTAAAAGATGAAAGTGGGGAATATATTTTAGGTACGGACGGTAGGATTAAAGACGCTAAAAATGAAGTTTGCCATTCATTTGTTACAGATGGTAAGATTAGATATTTAAATGATTGCACTCATCATTTAAAAGGGAAAACGGTAGAACTCGAGGATTTTTAAAAATGCAACTTAACACCCAACAAATAGAACAATTTTTAATACAATTCCATGAAGAAGTGGTTATGCATATTTTGGATATTTAGTCTTTGTGGGTGCTCCATGCTCCGCAAGGTAGACCGCACGGATACCAAGACCCAATTTTTTGAGAGCGAAAAACGGGTGGAGTATGCCCCTGGTGACAAAGTATTTTATGCCATTCCACAGATACCAAAAGAACGGCCAAAATCCCAGACCGTCCAGACCAAAGGGGACAATGGCGCCACCCTCAACACCCGTTTTAATGATCAGGGAGAAGTAGAGGACATTACCTGCGAATGCCCCGAGATAAAAAAACAGAACGATATACTCCGTGCCCTGTTGGAAGAGGAAAAAAGAAAAACCACGGAAGCCACCAAAGAGACCAAGGGCATCAACATCAACATTATTGTAATTGCCGCCATGGCATTAGTATTCCTTTACCTGGACAAACGCACATAACCTAAAATTCATGTCCTTTTTTCATTGTTGCCATTTGCACACCTTGCACCCATGCAAGAACGCTCCCTACACCATATTATAGAAGCCCTTCCCATAAAATATGTGGAGAAGGTAAAATCTATTGATTGTGTGCCTACCCTTATTAAAATGAAACGCGGGGCCTCCAAGGAAAAAATTATCCTTTTGGATGTCCGCATTGCCAACCTAAACTACCTGGTATCATGAGAACGGGAGAGGACAACAGGAACATTACCGATCTAGAAAAAAAGGCGGGCCAAAAAGCGGCACGTACCCTTAGCCGTAGGTTAAAACTGGTATTGGGTACCGCCACCACAAAACAGACGGGCACCATGCTAAAATTGGTGGGGGCATCCGCCATCATGAAATTTGATGCTTTGGACCATATTGCCGTAAAGGCCTCCGGTGCCACCTTTAAACAGCACTATGGTTTTGAGGGCATTAAAAAAAATGGGGTAAGGATGAGCATGAAACCCTTTGATCACTTCAACAATCTGTTCAACGGCACCAATGCCCTGGAGACCCTTATAGATGAAATTGGCGCCATAAGGGCAGAGGAAATTACCAGTAAAATTAAGTTCTAGAACACACTCACAGTATTTTTTTTGTAACGTTTCAATTATTTTTATATATTTGAATTGTCAAAAAAGCATAATACTATGTATTTCAATCTAAAAAGTTTATTAATATGGAAGGTATTCGGTAGCGGTAACGCCCGACGGTCAACTTCAATCTCGTATTGTGCTTACCGGACAATGCCTTCCTCCTTAAATTTTTTATTATGTCAAAAAGCACTATTACCCAAGAACAGACCGCAGAAGCGGTAAACGATTTGTTGTCTCGTCAAGAGCTAACAGATTACTTCACAGAACTATCATTAATGCACGGGGCGTTCATTCGCTCAGATTTTGCAGATGATCAACGTACCAGAACTACGGTAACGGGCACGTACGAGAACCTTAGGGACTTTATCCTTACCCTAAAATCAATCCAATCTCAAAAAATGGAATAATTCTATCTAAGCATTAAAAAACGAGAATTCTCGTTTTTTAGCTTCGATATTTAGAATTTAAATTTGTTCAATCCTAAAAAATTATCGGCATGAATAATCAAATTATTACAGTAAACGAAAAAGAAATCCTTATCATAAATGAGGATGGCGAAAAATTTGTTGCCATAAAGCCCATTTGTGAAGCAATCGGGGTATCGGTTCAGAAGCAAATGGAGCGTCTAAAAAACGACCCGATTTTGGGTTCAGTTATAACCCTGAGGGTTACAACTGGGGCGGATGATAAGCAGTATAATATGCAAACTATTCCTTTCCGGTATGTCTTTGGTTGGCTGTTTAAAATAGACCCAAGGAATGTAAAAGAGGAAGTGCAGGAAAGTGTTATAAAATATCAGAAGGAATGTTATGATGCCCTTTTTGATGCCTTCACAAAACGCACTTCTATTTTAAAGGAGAAATCTAAAAGGGACCTGCGTATAGAGGAATTGGAACGTACTTGGAAAGAAACTCCGGAATATAAGGAGATTCAAGAATTAAAGATTCAGAATACCAATGACACCAAGATTCTGAATGCCATGGACAAATCTTTTGTAAATGAACAATATAGCCTGTTCAAGAAAGATGGCGAAGAACCATCATAGAAATTTTTTTTGGAGTTGCAGACATACAGCGGAAACTTGGTTGGGAACCCCTCAGAGATGAGGGGTTTTTTCATGTCCTTTTTTTAGCCTTAAAAACAACGGACTTTGCCGTAAATTATCACAGTCCATGGCAGAGAAGGCAATCACCAGACGGTTAAAGATTTATGTAAACGGGGAGGAAGTAGACGCTACCATTAGCAACCTTACCAAATCCCTGTCCAAGTTCCGCGCCCAGAGCAACCGCGCCACAGAAGGTTCGGACGAGTGGAAAAAGTACAATGCGGAAGTGGCCAAACTGGAGGTAGAACTTAACCAGGCCCGTGATGCACAAAAGCAGTTCCGCGCAGATACCAAATTAACGGAACAGGGCATTTCCAAATCAGGTGAGGCACTTGCTAAATTTACGGGCCATTTCTCCACTATGGTCCAAGGCTTTAAAAGCGGGGACATCTTAAATATAAAAGAGGGTTTTGACGGGGTTAAATCTGGTATTGCCGGAGCTGCCAAAGCCGCAGTGGCATTTAT